GCGCGCTGGACGGCGCGCGGGCCGCGGGATGGTCAGGGCAGCAGCGCCGCGTCGACGCTGAACGTGGCCGTCGGCGTCGCGGACCCGCCGATCGTCCACGCGATCCGCCACGTCTTGGCCAGCGGGCGGGAGACGGCCGCGTTCGCAGCGACGGTCACGCCCGGGTAGACCACGACGGTGGTCGTCGCCGGGGTGCCCGCGGCGATCGCCGTGGTGGTGGCTCCGGCGACGTCGACCCACGCGGCGGCGGCGGGGTAGTACTCCTGCAGCTTCACGGTCACCGTGGGGCTGGTACCGGACCCGGCCGTGTTCGCCACGACGAAGGCGATGCCGCGGGAGTCGCGGTTGGTGAACGTGGCCGAGTTCCCGTTGGCGCTGACGGCGCCCGAGGCCTTGACCGCGATGAGGCGCGCTGCGCCCATGGTGTGCTCCTGGAGGTTCGTGACTCACGGATGCTTGGCGAGAGAGCTTGCTCCGCCCGGGCCCGGGGGAGGCCCGGGCGGCAGTCGACCGGGTGCCGGTCAGGCGCCGGTGTAGGCCAGCGCGTTGATTCCCGTGTACCGCAGGATCTGGAAGGCGAAGTAGCCCCAGATCGCCAGCACGATGTTCTGCGGGCCCTGAACCTCGTCGAAGCGGAACGACAGGAGCGGCGACTCCCACGCCCACGCGTCGATGTGGTTGAACGTGACGGCGTCGTCGGTGCCGTTGGTCAGCGCCCACGCCGGGACCGCGGCGATGCCGCCCACGTCGATCGCCTGGCTGCCGCGACCCACGGAGCCGTTGACGTTCTCGATCTCGCCGCCGATGTACGGGAACAGCTTGCGGCCCACGCTGTCCTTGGCCCGGACCGCGGCCGACCAGCCGGTCTGCGACAGCAGCAGCCGGTCGGGGGCGACGGTGAAGCGGGTGAACGGGAAGTTGGCCCACATCGCGTCGATGCCCTCGGACAGGTCCGCGCCGTCGCCCACGGCGGCGTAGACGTAACAGCCCTGCGTGGACTGCCCGGACCCGGTGTTGGAGTTCGTCGCGGCCAGCAGCGCCGCGGCGATCACGTTCTCCGTGTCCTGGGAGTACTCCTCGCGCATCGCCATCAGGGCGATCTGGTCGATCGCCGGGTTCGCGGCGTCGATCAGCTCCCGGGAGATGACGAACTTGCCGGACTGCGCGGCCGGGCTGACGGTGCGGAACGTGTGGTTCGTGATCGTTCCGACGCTCGGGCCAGTGCCCTCCGGGTTCGGCCCGGACAGGCCCGACGAGCCGGCCCACACCGGCACCTTGAACGGCGACGCGTTGGCGATGGTGCCCGTCGACATCGCGTTGAACAGCGGCCGGCCCTGCGGGATCTGGCCGACGTACAGGTCCGGCCGGTAGCCGGGCGGGATGATGCTGGCCTGGTCGGTCGTGTTGCCGGCGTTCGCGAACCGCGCCGCCGTGGCGGTCGCCGCCAGCTGCAGTTCCGTGGTCTGCGCCTCGTACTTGCGCAGCCGGGCCTTGGCGTCGTCGGCCACGGCCCCGTACTCCGTGCGCGCCACCCACGCGTCGTGGACGAACGAGTAGCCACGGCCGTCGAGGGAGTAGGTCAGCGGCTCGCGCACCTGCGCCTGGCCGACGGGCACCACCTGGCGGTGCTCGGTCGGCATCGTGCCGAGCCGCTCCACCGCGCCGGTGAACGCGGTCACCGCGGCGGTGAACGCCGTCGCATCGATGACCTGCGCCTCGCCCCGCTGCGCCGGGACGGGCGCCAGGGAGGCGGCCGCCGGGGCGGACAGCGTGGCGGACGAGGTGGCCGGGGGCGTGACGGTGCCGGTCGGGCACGGCGTACCCGCCGCGTGGACCGTGTGGCAGGTCGGGCACTCCATGGCGAACTCCTGATCTGATGTCGAACTGGACGCGGCCACGGACGTGAGCCGCGAGTCGTCGAACGCGGGCATCGCCGTGAGGCTGACCTCGCGCAGGGCCGCGCTACGGACCAGAGACACGCTCCGGTCGGTCGGGTCCGCGGCGAACCCGTCCTCGGTGAAGTCGACACCGACGGACAGGCCGTCGAGCACGCCGTCGGCGGCCAGCTCGAGGGCCTCGTCGCCGGCCTTCCCGCGGGCGACGCGGAAGGTGGCCATCAGCCCGTCGGGGGTCTCGGTCAGGGCGATTGCCTTGCCGAGCGCCTGCGAGTGGTCGTGGTCGCGCAGCAGCTTCACGCGGCTGGTGTTCGTCCACTTCACGGACCCGGGCGCGAAGCGCCAGCTGCGCCCACCGGAGCGGGCGGTCGGACCGAACGGGACCGCGAGACCACTGATCGTCCGGGCGTGCTCGTCGACGACGAACGTGGCGGACGAGTCATGCTCGAAGGTCAGCCCGGTCTCGCGGGCCAGCTGCACACGGACGGGTGGACGGCTCATCGCACTCCCCTGAGCGGGCATCGGCATCTGCTGGTCGGGTGCCGGCGCCGCGGGGGCGTCGACGGCCTTCGGGACGTCGGGCAGCGTCACGGGCACCTTGGGCGTCATGGACGCCTTCTGGGCCGCGGTGAGGACCGGCCGGTCCTCCTCGGAGCGGATCTCGTCGACGGTGATCGCGCCCAGGCCGGCGGCGATGCCGTAGGTCTCCCACCGGCTCTTGGGATCGGCCTTGAGGAAGTCGTCCAGATCCCACACGACCCGCTTGCCGCGCGGGGTGACGTCGCGCATCGACAGCCGGTCGGAGATCGCGCGCAGGTACGCCGCGTACGTCTCGTTGATCCGGTCCTGCCGGCGGTCCACCGCGTTGCGGTACGTCCTCGAGGTGGTGCTGACGCCGAGGTCCTCGGCGTCGATGCCCATCGCGTTGGCGAGCGACAGCGTGACCTTGGCCTGCAGCTCGGCCAGCTGCAGCTCGGCGGGAGACATCACGCTGACGGTGTTGTACTTCAGCGACGCCGGCACGTACCCGGTCGCGCGCGTCTGCCGGGCCACCTGCCAGTCCGTCAGGATCCCCTGAATGGTGACGTCGTCCGCGGGGTCGGCACCGTCGTTCGGGCTGAAGTAGTCCAGCGGCCGCGGGTCGTCGGCGTACCGGTCGGCCGCCTGTTCGATCTTGATGGCGCGGCGGATCGCTCGGGCTGCGTGCAGCAGCAGCGGCGGGTTCGGGGAGTCGAAGCGGATCATCTGGGCGGCGTCGACCGGCGACCCCATCACCCACACCAACCCGTTCGGAAACGCTCCTGACGGCAGGGTATGGATCGGGTATCCCGGTGGCGGCGTCATCGACACGGCCCGGATGTCGATGTGCCGCGCCTCGGACGGGTACCCGTCCCATCCGAACGCGGTGATCTGCCACCACGACAGCGACTCGAACAGCAGGTCCTCGAACGTCTGCGCGAGCGTCACCACGTTCGGCACGAACGGGTCGATCTGCTCCAGCAGCGACAGCCGCACCGACACCCGGTCGGCGTCGATGCAATTCAACGGCAGAGTCGACAGCGACCCGGCGATGAGGTTCCGGCCCCGCAGCACCGCCGGGACCTGGAGTGCCTCCATCCGAGACACCCGGTCCGCGAGGGTCGTGTTCTGCGAGGCCCCGTAGACGCCGCCACGGCTGTACGGAGCGTTGTCGAGCCACGAGAACCGAGCCACGTCCTCGGTCGGGGCCGGGTCGGACGTCATCGTGCGCACGACGAACCGCCAGCGCTCACGAAGACCCATTCGGGTCACCACCCCTCGCGACGATCAGTCGTTGAGGCCCGACGCTGGGCAGCGTGCGGGCCAGGTGGACGGCACCGGCGGCCGCATAGGCGCCGTCACAGTGGCCGGCGCCGCGGCGCGTGAACCGCCATCGGTCCCCGGACGTCAACTTCTCGGCCTCCGTGACGTGCGTCGTCAGCAGCGGGTCGTTCGAGTGCGCGATCTGTACCGAACGGACCAGCGAAGCGAAGCCCATGCACACCGCCGGCACGTCCCCGGAGATCGCATCCACCGCCACCCCGGCCGGTGGCCACCCGGACGGCCGGTGCTCCGCCAGGTCGGCGGCGAGCGCCGCGGCCGGCCCGGCCGGGAACCAGCCCACTGCCCGAGGTCGGACCCGCTTCACCTGACCTGGCAGATCCCGCCGCAGATCTGCGGCCGCCGACGGTCCCGACCAGGCCGCGACCACCTCGACCCGCACCCGGCCGTCGGGCAGGACCGCGGCGGCCACGAGCGTCGCGTGCTCCTCGTCGAGCGACAGGTCCACGCACAGCACCACCCGCGACCGGTGCGCCGACAGGTCGCCGGGATCGAGGCACGCCGACCACTTCAAGGCGTCGATCGCGGTCTTCATCCCGGACACCGACTGGCACATGACCTCGGTGCGGAAGCCGGCCAGCTTCTCGCCGCCCTTGGCGATCGCCGTAGCCGCCTCGCCGAGCACCGCCTCGACGTCGATGCGCCGCCCCAGGTTCGGGTTCGCCTGAGCGATCGCCTCAACGTCCGACGGGTCCGCATCGTCCGGGGCGGACCACTCGAACAGGCCGAGCCTCGGGTCGCCCTCACCGGCGGCGAGGAACCCGAGGGCGGCCTCGCGTAGGTCGTTGAGGACGATGGACCGCTTGCTGCCGGCGTTCGAGATGGCCCACACCTGCGCGTCGGCGACGGCGTTCGTGGCCGGGACCGAGGCGTCCCAGGCGGTGTAGTCGTGGTGCTGGCGCAGCTCGTCGAGGACCAGGCGGTCGAGGGTCAGGGACCGGCCGCCCTCCTCGTTCGAGGCGGAGATCTTATAGCGGGACCCCTCGTCGAGGTCGACCTCATCGCCGTTGGCACGCCACAGCTCCTGCTCGCCATTGGCCCGCCGGGTCGCGCCCCGGTGGGAGATCTCGGCCCGCAGCGACGCCGTCCGGCGCGCCAGCCGGCATGCCTTGCGCCACGACTCCGCGGCGTAGTCGAGCTTCGTGGAGGTGCCCAGCACCATGCCGACCTGATCGACGAACAGCCAGAACAGTGTCAGGACGACCAGCAGCTCCGTCTTGCCGTTCTGGCGGGCCACCAGTACCAGCAGGCGCCGGAACCGCGGCCGTCCGTCGGGCAGCAGTTCCCCGGCGTGGATCGCCAGCCAGGCCTGCCAGGGATCGAGCGGGCGGTACAGCACCTCGTCGGCGAAGCGGATGACGTCGTAGCCGTAGGACGTGTCCGGGGTCAGCTCACGGAGCGGTGGCGTCCACAGCCGCGGCTCGGTCCGACCGAGCACGGCGGCGGGCTCGCAGGTCGTCGAGGGCGCTGGGGGCATCGGGGGTTGCCCCCTTCGCCGCATTGCCTCTCGCGGCCGGCGTCAAGCCGAGCGCAGTGAGGACGGGGAGGATCATGTGCCCGACCCTCTGCAGCGCGTCGGGGTCGGCGTCGACCATGCAGGCGTACCGCTTGGCCAGTGCGACCGCGGCCCGGTCGATGGGCTCGAGCTGGGCGGCCCTGATCGACTCGTTCAGGGCTCGGGCCAGCGAGGGCGGCTTGGTCGCCATCTGGTCCCCCTTGGCGGCGTTGGGGAGAGAGAGAACGGAAGATGGGCGCGGGTCGGCAGGCATGATCGGAAAAATCGGACATGTCCGATTTGACCGATTACGAACCAACACTTGCATGCCATCATCATTGCCGTGCTGCATGCCACGGATAGCCCCTGTCGATGATCACCATTGCGTGATCGGCAACGGCTCCGGATCAGGGTCAGGCATGCGCCCGAGCCGCAGCATGTTGCCCGCCCTGCCACCTGCCGACGTGTTGCACGAGGCATGCGCAGGCGCCGTGTTGGCGGGGTCGAGCGGGTCGCCCCCTGCATGGCGGGGCACGATCTCGTCGAGGTGATAGCTGGCCGGCTCCCAGCGCGGCGCGCCGTAGTCGATGGCGCCACCGCACCGCCAGCACGGCGGCTCGCCGATGGCCTTGGTGGCACGTAGGCGCCGCCGCGCCCTGGTCTTGAGGCGGGGGTCGTCGGCCACGTGCACCCCCACACGCACGTCAGCCCCCACCGACGGGGGCGGCAGGGGCTGATGTGAGCCTCTCGGACGTGTCCGCAGGCTACGAATCGCAGCGTGACACACGCTCAATCACGTGCGCAAGCGTTCGCACAACGACACGCCTACACGTCGCTCGATTCGGAGCTCGACTCCTCGATGACCTGTGGCTCGCATCCGTCGTACTGCACGGCCCACTCCCAGCGCCCGCCGTCCGCCGACTCGCTCACGTCGTCGCGTCCTCTCGCTCGTCCGCCAGGGGCAGGAGCGCCTGTCCGTCGGCGATCCGGTAGACAGGTCTGCCGTCCATGTCGGCCCGCACGGGCACGAGCCGCTCCCGCCGGATCCACTGTCGCACCCGGGCGGGGTCGACGTGGAGGACGGCGGCGAGCTGGTGGGCGGGAAGCAGCGTCCGGGCCTGCGCGAGGGACGCTTCCCGCATGTCCTCGCGGCCTTCGCGCCGCCCGCAGCTCGGGCACTCCACGAGGGGCGCGCCCACGGGGGCGTAGAGCGTCGTCCCGCAGCCCTGGCACCTGCCGACGACCTCGACGTCCGGGGGCCGGTCGATGGCCCGCTCTGCGGCCCGTACGGCGTCCCGGATCTCCCGGGCCAGCTCGGGTGCCCACTCGCGTGCTGCGAGGTCCGGGACGCCGGCGAGCAGCCGCGCCTGCCCGGCCGCTGTAGCCAGCATCCGGACGCGCAGTGCGCAGAACGCGTCCTGACGGGCCGCGCGCTGGACGCGCCAGCACGAGGCGTGGCGGCAGATACCGCCGTGTGTGGGCCCGATCGCTTCATCCGGGGCGGGTACGGGCGTCTCCTCGTCCCAGCAGCGTGCCCAGCCGTGCAGGACGTGGACGAGCGCGGTGCGGGCATCGCTGGCCCGGGAGTCCATCCCGAGGGTGACTCCTTGGCCGCATCCGGGCTCGTCGTCGCCGTGGGTGCAGCCGGGCCGGGTGCAGGTGGCGGTGGCGGCGGTGCTGGTCAGCGTGACCTGCTCGGAGATCGTGACGTCGAGCTCCCGGAGCAGCTCCGGGACGTCCCGTAGCGCGAGCCGGGTGCGCTGCGTGCAGCCGGGGCAGAGGACGGCGCCGACGGGGAGGCCGGCGCCGTCCAGGGGGCACGTGCTCAGGGGGTCACCTCGGGCTCGTCCTGGCGGGTGAACGGCCGTCTCCGGCCGGTCAGGGGGCTCTGTCGGTACGGCGGTGGTGGTGGCGGGACCAGTCCGAGCGCCTCGCACACGTCGCGCGCCATGCTCCTGGCGTGGGTCTCCAGGGGGTGCCGTAGGCCGATGGCGATCAGGACGCGTGCGGCGGCGCGCTGCTCGTCGGGCGTGACGGGCCGGGCGGGCACGTGGCGGGCGGTGGGGCCGGCCACGATGTCGCCGAGGGCGGCGGGGCGGCGGCTCACTCGAGGGCCGCCTCTCCGCGCACCTCGGCCTGCGCCTGCGGGTCGGCGATGGTCGGCGCCTCCCGCGCCTCGCCGACCGCGTGCAGCGTGCAGAGCATCTCGAGGACGGCACCGGCGACCTCGTCGGGCGTGGCGCTCATCGCGCCCACCGCCGCACGGCGTGCAGGGTGACGGCGAGCGCGAGGACGCCCAGGACGGCGAGCGTGGCGCGTCCGCCGCGGGGTGCGGCGGCGGGGTCGACCCACGAGCGGGGTCCGGGGCCGGCGGCAGGGTGGCTGTCGTGGGTGTCGTGGTCGACCGCCAGGACGCGCGCCGGGCAGCCGACGACGGCCTCGAACCGGGCCCGCGCGATCTGCGCGCCGGCGGCGGCGATCCTCTCGGCGGCGCGGGCGTCAGCGTCGCTGAGGCCGAGGCGGTCGACGAGCAGCTGCTCGCGGGGCGTGAGGTCCGCCGGTCCGCCGGCGAGCGGGAGGGTCAACCCCTCCCAGACGTAGTCGAGGGCGACGCGGATGCGGTCGGCGGGTGTCGGGTCGGTGGTCATGCTCGGTTCTCCCGGGGGGTGAGGTGTGGGTGGTCGGTGAGGGCAAGATGTGCGGCGGCAATGATTCGGTTTCTCAGGCCTTCGATTTCGGTGACTCGGGTCAGTTGGTCTTGCCCGAAGTCGGGGAGCTGTCGAAGAATCTCGGTGGCGATGTCGTACGTGATTTCGATTTCGGCAGGATTCGCAAGTGAGCTACTCACCAAAGGTGATGTTGTTCCTCTAGGTATTCCTCGTTCTCCTCCTTGGTTTTGCTCTAAAGTCTCCCCCCCTACCCCCCCAAGATCGTCAGGCGTGGCCTGGACCGTCGGCAGGGTTCGCCTGGACCGTCGGCAGGGTTCGCCTGGACCGTCCGGCAGGGTTCGCCTGGACCGTCGATCGAGCATCAGCGCGAACTCGGGCCGCCGACCCGGCGCCTCGGCCACGTCCTGAACCGCTGCACCAGCTCTCAGAATCGGCACCATGGCATTCCTCACAGCCTCCATGTCCGCCTTCCTGGCACGCATCTCGACCGCCGTAGCGGACCGCTTGTCGAACACGTCCGACGCATCCCTACCAAGCGCCCGAGCCAGAGCCGCATATCCACCGAAATACCTGGGAGGCAAATCCGTATCCATACTCACGAGCGCCATGTACGTGAGCAGACGAAACGGGCGGTCAGCAAGGTCGGACCATTCCAGGAACACGAGTCCGACGTTCTGCGCGCCCATTTCTCGGGATACCTGCTCTCTGCGTGGTGTGCTGGTCGGGGGCCGGGCGGGGCGTGGAGGGCTCAGGGCGGGACGTCGAGGGCCAGGGCGAGCTGTGCGCCGTCCACGGCCCCGCGGGCGCCGTGGCAGGGGCATCCGCAGCGCCAGACGTGCGCGGGAATCCCGGCCGCGGCCGGGAAGAACACGCCGTCCTCCTGCGGGCCGCCGACGCGGTGCGCGCACCGGTCGTGCCGCTGGACGAGGGCGCACCAGCAGGACAGGCCGTCGTCGGTGACGCGGATCTCCCGGCCGCCGTCCCGCAGGATCCCGACGAGCGTCACCGGTCCTGCCTCCTCTCGCGTCGGGCCGCGGCGCGGGCTCGGGCGTCCTCGTAGACCTGGCGCAGGTGGGAGGGCGCACGGACGTCGTGGCAGGGGCACGCGCACCGGGAGCACCCCGGGTGCTCGGTCCGTCCGGCCCGGGCCGCGTAGGAGCACGCAGAGGAGACCCGCGCCACGCCGTCCGTGCGCCCGCTCACCGGTCGTCCTCCCATGCAGCATCGGCCGTGGCCCAGATGCGATCGAGCGCACGCCGCTGGCCGGGCGTCATCAGGACGGCCCGCTCTGGCGCCGACAGCACGCGGGCGGCCGGTGCCGTCCACGTCTCGATCGTGTCCTCAGTGGACCGGACGACATCGCCGACCGGCTCGACGCGGTACAGGTCACCGCGACCCCACAGGGACGCGTAGTGCCGGGCGTACTCCCGGGAGGGCGTTAGGTAGACGCGGTCCGGGTGCTCGGCGAGTCCGTCGAGCACCGGCACGTCACCTCCGGCGGCCTGCGCCCGGCGGGCCTCGCAGAACGGGCACCCGTCGTGGTGGCGACGCTCCCGACCCGGCACGATCAGGTCGCCGGGGCGCAGGTCCGGCACGCCGCCGTGCCACAGCCGGAGCGTCACCGGTCGGCGTCCGGCACGATCGGGATCTGCCCCGTGGACGGGGTGTCCTCGGTGACGCGCCAGACGCGGACGATGACGCCGGGCGACACCTGGTGCACGGCCGCCGGCCAGTCCTTGACCGCGCGCAGCTCGACCACCTGGGAGTCGTCGCGCCACACCCCGGCGTCGGTGAGGGCGTCCAGGACGGCGCGCGACAGCTTGTCCAGGTCTCCGGACCGGGCGCCGACGGGCCACGTGCGGCGCGTCTTCGGTGCGCTGGCCGGGGCCGGGAGCGCGAACCACAGGGCGACACGCACGGGACCTGCGAGGGGCTGCCAGGCGTCGCCGATGGCTTCGACGGCGCTGGAGCGGACCGCCTCACGCCACGGGCGCAGCCGCGCGTCGTTGGCGTCGATCATGCCCGCACGCTTGCCGCGCAGGACGGCGCGTTTGCTTCCCTGCGTGACCGGGATGCCGGCGACCCGGAACTGCAGGGCGCCCGGCATCACGAGATCACCCCGGCCCGGAAGCACGCCGCGACGATTCCGGCGCGACCGGTGGCGCCGGTGGCGCGGGCGATCCGGTGGATGTGCGTCTTGATCGTGTAGCCGGACAGGTACAGCTGCTCGCCGACCTCCTTGTTGCCCAGACCCTCGGCGACGAGGCGCACGATCGCGACCTCGCGGTTCGTCAGCCGGCGCGTCCAGCCCTGCGGGATGGACGCGCGGACAGCGGCCGGCAGGTGCGGATCGATCGCGCGGCAGGCCTCGACGTGGGTCATCCGGGCCGTCACCGGAGCCTCGCCAGGAACTCGTCGACCGTGAGGGGCTGGACGGGGCCGTACCTGTCGATGACCTCGGCGAGAGTGCGCCGGAGGGAGCTGTCGGTGCACCGCAGACCGCCCGCGGTACCGATCCACAGGTCGTTCTCCCGGTCGAGCAGGAGGAGCCGCTCCGGTTCGGCGGGCGCCTCGGGCGTGGCCTCGACGGGCGCCAGGTGCTCGCGCAGCAGCATCACCAGCTCGGCGACGCTCTCGGCGATGGCGAGCAGGGCGTGCGCCTGCATCTGCGCGGCCTGCTGGACGCCGGAGACCGAGGGCAGCGCGAGCAGCTGCTCGGCGGCGGCGCGGTGGTCGGTCACCGGTCGCCTCCCGCCTCGGGCGCCCAGTCGGCGTCCGTGGTCGGGTCGTAGGGCTCGCCGGTGGTGGCCTCGTCGACCGCGGCAGCGTCCTCCAGGCGGCCGGGGTCGGCGTCCTCGGCCGAGGGCCAGAGGCCGGTGTCGAGGGCAGCGGCGATGGCCGGTCCGGCGGCGTCGGGCCCGATGTGGTCGAGGATGAGGGCGGCCTCGTCGGAGGTCAGCTCCCGCGGGTCCTCGACGGGCCGGTCGGTGGGCCGGTCCAGCAGGATCGACAGGATCCGCATCCGGTCGGCGCGCACAGAAGCGGCACGGCCGCTGTACCCGTGCTTCTCGAACGCGGCCTTGATCAGGTCGAGGCGCTGCTTGGACACCGGGAGCACGTACCGCTGGACCTCGGGCTCGGGCGCCGGATCGGGGACCGAGAGGACGGCGTGCGGGTCCGGCTTGGGGTCCGGGCCGCCCACGTCGACGATCGCGGGCGCGGCCTGCTCGGCCCGGGCCAGGATCGCTGCGGCGCTCATGCGCGGCGTCGGTGTGGGTTCGGCGTCGGCCACGGTCACCGTGACGCGCTGCTCGTCCTGCATGTCCTCGTAGCTGGTCAGGCCACGCAGGATGTCGGGGAACTCGGTGCGGCACGCGATCGACGAGCATCGGGCGTAGAGCATCGATGCCGGGTCTGTGAGGTACTTCTCGTTCCCGGCGCCGGGCTTCGGCTTGCCGTCGGGCCACGTCCCCGGGTTCGCCGGGTTGGGGCCCTGGCGCGGCACGTAGCCGGCGGTCACGGCGTCCTCGAACGTGAAGGTGTACGGGTGCCACTCGTCGGTGCCGCGCCGGCACACCTCCACCGTGCACCGTTCGCGGGTGCGTTCCACCACGCGGTGCCCGTGCCCCTGGCTCTTGATCAGGGCGACCATCTGCTCGGCGTACATGGACATCCGGCCGCCGATGGTGAAGATCCCCTGCACGGCCACCTCGGGCGGCATGCCCAGCTGCAGGCCGTACCGGACGACACTGCCGAGGGTGTACGTCGCGACCCGGCGACGCTCCCGGTACGTCTCCAGGTCCTCACCGGGCAGCAGCTGCTTGGGGGTCTTGCTCTTCACGTTCGGCGGGAGCGGCCAGAACGCGTCGGGGCACATCGGGGTGTCGACGATGTACTCCGCGCCGCGGACGCTGGCGGCCATGCCACCGACCCACTGCTCCAGGGCGGCGTGCACCGCCTCGGACGGCGTCGGGACCAGGGCCAGGGCGGCGCCCTGGTCGCGGACGGCGAGCTCGGTCATGACTGGTCCTCCAGGGTGCGGGCCCACCTCGGCGGGCCGATCAGGGTGATGTCGCCCACGGGCGGGTAGGCGGGCCAGACGCCCGACGTCTGGCAGGAGTGCCAGACCTGCAGCGCGGCGTCGTTGGCCTCGCGGCCGAGGCGCTGCAGGTCGGCGTCGAGCTGGACGACGCGCACGAGGTGCGGCGGGTCCTTCTGCACGAACACGAAGAAGAAGTCGGGCGCCTCGTCGTGCACGGCGCGGTAGGCGCGCGTGTACCAATCGGCCTGCTGGTGGTAGCCGAAGGACCAGATCGAGCGCTGCAGGTGCTCGTCGCTGACGTCCGGCGTCGTCTTGAGGTCCACCACGATCGGGAGCCAGCCGCGGCCGGGCGCGGGCCAGTAGTCGAGCATCGCCCGGGCCCACACCGCGGCGTCGGTCCCGGGTACGGGCTCGCGCCAGATGAGCGTCTGCTCCGGGGCGCCGTCCTGCGTGAGGAGCACGTGCGCGAGGGAGTCAGCGTGCACGGCGTCCCGCATCGCCTGCGCGGCCGCCAGGTCCTTGGACAGCAGCGCGACGGCGCCGCGCGCCCGGGCGTCCTCGCGCGCCTCCTTGGCCGCCTTGGTCTGCCACGACGGTGCGGGAACCTCGACGATCTCGCAGCCCCGGCCCAGGGTCAGGCCGTGCGTGACGCTGCCGAGGTCGTACGCGTCCTTGTGCTCCGGGTGGTCCGCGCTCCAGCGGGCCAGGGCCGGGCAGCTCGGGGACAGCAGCTTCCGCGCGGTGGTGCTGCTCAGGGAGCCGCCGAGGTGGCGCAGGGGGTCCGCGTGGTACGCCTGCTCGGGGATCGAGTAGCGGCCCGGCTTGTGCAGCAGGACCAGCGGCTCCGCGAGGTCGATGTCACGGCCGGACTCGATGAGCGTCACCGGCCACCCCCAGCAGTGAGCCACCGACCGATGTGCCGTCGAGTGGCGGCGCCACGGCTGGTCCGGCACGGACGGGCGACAGCCGCGCCACACCTGTGGCAACGCACCGTGCGGGCCAGCGCCTCGTCGGCACGTCGCTGCGCGAGCTGCTCCCGCTCCATGCGGGCCAGGGCGTCCGACAGCGCACTCACGAGATCGCCCCCGAGATGAACTCGACGCACACCCGCGCGCGGACCGTGCGCGCGGGCCAGCTGGCGAGGAGCAGAACCTCGCCGGGACGGATCGTCTCCTCGACTGCCCAGTCCTCGCCGTCCACGGTGATGTCATCGCCGTCGAGCCGGCCCGCGATGGCCTCGGCCGCAGCCTTCGCCCACAGCTCCTCCGGCGTCACTCGGCGCCGCCCCGGGCGGCCTCGGCGAGCAGGTCGCGCAGGCCCTGCTCGCCCACGAGGAGGTCGCGCAGCTCGACCGGGAGCTCCTGCGTCTCGAAGAATCTGCCGCCGCGGTGCGTCGAGTGGTCGCGGCCGACCTTGGTGACGATCGGGCCGGTGACCCATAGGTCGTAGGCGCCGTTGGTGAACGTCTCCTCGATCGCCTCGGCGCGGTAGACCCGGCCGTCCCGATCGCCGGCAGCCAGCTGGACGACGACACCGTCAGGGACCATCTGTACGCGCATGATCCGCTTCACGATGTAGCCCCGGTGGCGAGCTCCCAGAGCGCACGGACGGCGGTGACGGCGTCCGGCGGGACCTCGGCCCAGACGGACGCGGTCAGGCCCCGCTCGACGATCCCGGCGCCGTCCTCCAGGGCGCGCAGCACGCCGGCGCCGTCGAGGGTGACCTCGACGACCGCCTGCCGAACGACGGTCCGGGTGCCGTCGGCGTCCAGCAGGGTGACCAGCGGCATCGTCAGGAGCGCCCGGTCCGTCCGGGCCTCGGACTGCGGCTCGGTCCGGTCGAGGATGCCGAGGACGGCGGCGGTCTCCTCGAGGAGCAGGGCGTCCGTCGCTCTGCCCTGCGTGGCGGCGCGCAGCTCGGCGGCGTGCTCCAGCTCGTCGGCGCGGTCCACGTCGCGGTCGAGGTCGGTGGGCATTCCGCCGTGGTCGGGGCAGGCCCGGTCGAGGGCCTCGCACGAGATGCAGCCGGTGGCGTCGTCGTACTCCGTGGGCGCCTCGGTGACCACGGCCGCGGACGGCTGGCCTTCCGGGGCGTCGGGGGCCGGGACGGGCCAGGGCAGGCCGGGGAGGGCGCCGACGTACTCACCCTCGGAGTCGCCGTGCAGGATCGCCCGGGCGGCCGCCTCGATGGCGTCCTTGCGCTTGGGCCAGCCGAAGGGCCGGCCCACCTCGCGGATGTCCTCGCGGCCGATGCCGAGGTCGTCGGCGATGGCCTGTGCGGCGAGGCCTGCCGAGATGAGCACGATCACCTGCTCTCGGGGCGACAGCAGCGGAACCACGGTCGTGGTCAGGGCGGGGGCGGTCATCGGGTCTCCCGGGTGGTCGGACGGGTGGGGGTGGTGCCGCACCGGTCGTCGTGGCCCAGCAGGAGCCACGCGTAGCCGCAGGTCGGGCACCAGTCGCGGGGCGGGGTGATGGCGGTCACGGCTCGTCGCCGTCCTGCGGGTCGGGGCGGGTGACGGGCCGGACGACGGCAGCGAGGCCGCCGATCAGGGCGAAGCCGTCCGGGTAGGCGTCCGCGAGGGCGTCGACCAGACCGCGGGCGCAGGCCGCGAGGATGGCGTCGCTGTCGCTCTCGACCAGGCCGCGGCCGAGGTAGCCCAGCAGCCATCGGCCGAGGTCGCCGTCGAGACGTCCGAGGACCTCGGCGACGCCCTCACGGGTGTCGGCCCGCCAGTGGTCGGTGTCGCTCATCGCCGGGCCTCCTCGTGCGGGACGGCCCCGGCGCCGCAGGCGTGGCAGCCGGCGAGGAATCCCTCGTCGTGGCACGTGGTGCACGAGACGTGGCGGATGAGCGGGGTGTCGCCGGCGAACGGCAGGGTGCCGCGCGTGGTGGGCGGGCCGTCGAGGATCAGTGCGGGTGGTGTGCCGGGTGGGGTGGGGACGATGCGGGGAGCGGCGGCGGTCGGGCGGGCACGTCGCTCTCGGGCGTGCCGCTCTGGTGCGACATCGTCCAGGGCGGCGGAGATCAGTGCCTCGGCGCGGTGGCGGGGCCGGCGGGGCGCCCGCTGCTGGCGGGTGATCACCGCGATGGTGGCGACGGCGCCGACCAGCCACACGGCGGCGATGGTGGCGACGTACAGGGTGGGTCGGCCGATCAACGATGCGGCGAGCGCGTCGAGGATCGACGTGCGGGGGCTCACGCGGTCACCGCCGGGATGACTCCGGCGACGCGGGCGGCGGTGACCTGGTCGGCCCAGGAGTCGCACCAGCCGTGCCGGTCGGCGAGGTCGTCGAGCTGGACGAGGGTGGCGGGCAGGGCCCGCAGGACGGTGAGGGCCTCGTCGTGGTGGTCGGGCATGGCGTGCTCGACGATCCACGCGGCGAGCGGGTCGCTCTGGACGGCGTCGAGCAGGGTCGCCCGCGCCGGGGCGCACGCCGCCTCGTAGGTCGCCCGCGCCGGGGCGCGCACCGCCT